ATAACTGCCGGCGGGGCCATCGGAGACCCAGCGGTCGGCATCGCGGACGGTGGTCCAACTACTACTCCAGGGGCCGTCGGACTGCCCGCGGGGAGAGGAGCGACGCCCGCGACGTTGTTACGCATGGTGCCGTTCCACTCGCGCTGATCGAGGGTGATGCGAGCGCCGCGATTGAGCAAGTTCTTCGCTACGACGTCCATCGGTGGGTTCTGCCCGAAGAAGTTCGAGTCGAGGCCGAAGGCCGCCATGTGCTGGAAGAAGATGCGAAGCGCGATCGCGTTCTCTGCAGAGACGGTGAACTGTGAGTAGATTGGCTTGTCCTTGGCCGGCCCAGCGGTGACACGAAGCTTCACCTTGATCATGGGCTTACCGTTGGATGAGGTCGTCGCGGTGGACTCATAGCAGATGACGTCGTACTCGCCGTCCGGCAGCACACCGGCGGTCGCTGCTTCCTTCTGGAGTGATCCCCAGTCGACTTCGGTCACTGTGTTGTCTCCTCTTTGATGTCGTACACTGTTTTTATGATGTCCGAGATGTTAGGTCCAACGACGTTATCGGGCAGTGCTCCCTGCACGCGCTCACCCGACTCAAAGTTCGGGTGGGTGCCTACGAAGAGGTTGACGACTTTCACCGTGGGATTACCGTCAGCGTCGTTGGTCCGTGACTGGTAGATGTACCCACAGATGTCAACCCAGTAGGGGAGTGACACACTGATCTGCCCCTGCATATATGGGCGGAACTTACCGTTCGTCTCTCGTGTCTCGGCCACGAAGACGACACAGCGAACCGGCTGGGCGGGATCGATCGTCAGATCACGGAATCCGCGAATGACGCCGTCCATCTGCACGAGGAGCGCGCCCCAGCCGTCGTAACCCTTGATGATGCCGTCGCCGCTGATGTTCGTCTTGAGGCGGCGCTGCAACTCGGTGATGCTGTCGAGCACCACCGACACGAAGTCGTGCGGTGTCTGTGTGAGCCACGAGTACACCTGGCGCAAGGACTGCCAGTTGGTCATGCTCACGTAGCAGACGTCCCACGTGCCGTCATGTCGCGGTGGTGGAAGGTTCGGGTCCCACGTTGTCTTGCGAAGTAGACGACCCGACTTAAAGCCTACCTCCTTAATGAACTTCCATGAACCCTCAGCGTCGATGACGAGGATGGGAAGTGGTGCGGTCGACGTCAAGGTGGACTTACCGACCTTGCTGTCGCCGTGAATCAGGATCGATAGAACGTGGTCATCCTTCATGTGCGATGCCCTCGTCGAAGCTTCTTAGCCCAGCGACGCTTCTGCATTCGCTTGAATCGTTGAAGCTTAATCTTGCGGTTCACTCGACTCCTCCCAGCACTTCGTCCTGGTAGTAACTCAAGGGATCTCCGACGACGTAGTGCTCATCGAGCATCGCGTCGACCCGGCTGCCGTCATCGAACATCGGACAGACCGCGATGAACGGGCAGTCCCACGTGCAGTCGCGAGTCGGATTGGGATACGCGACGGTCTGATGACGAGCACCGTCCTTGAGCTGGCTTTCCACCACCAATATATCCGTGATGGTTCCCACCAAGCGACGACGATATGAATTGAGTTCGTGCTTATTGTGTCGCACCTCGACGCGGGAATAGAACGGTGGCTTCGCGGCCGCCGTACGCTTCACACGACGAAGCATGTTGTAGAGCGCGCCGTCGGTGCGTTCATCTTCGACACTGAGGAGTTCAAGCAACATGTAATGTAGCATCTGCTCGTCGAGAGGTAGCATGATCGTCGGCTGCGTGACGCTCACGACGGACTTGTGATCGATGAACAGATGAACGTCGTCGATGATTCGACGAATGCGAACGTCCATCTTACCGATGATCGCGACCTTGTCGTTGAACTCGTGAAGAGGCGCCTCGACGTATGTCTCAGCGGCGATCACCTCGATCTCAGCGTCCGCGCCCGTTTCGGCGAGCCACTGGATGTAGCCCTCGAGCATGATGCGTTCGAGATTCGCTTCGTTCTCAAACTTTGCGACGGTCTCCGGCATCTCACCGACGAGCTGCGTTCGATCGAGGACGATGAGGCGTTCGAGTTCAGAGAGCATGTCCGTTGGGTCGACCGGTGAGTAGTGTGCCTTGAGCGCCAGGTGAAGACGTGCACCCACCTGACGAACGCCGACGGGTGACTCTTTCTTGAGGCGCAGACCGCGGTGCCAGCTTAACCACCACTTACGACGGCACCGCTTGAAGCTGCGAAGTTCAGAGTTGGAGACATAACGATCGTACGTTCGCTCGGCGACCCTAAGAAGCTGTGAGAAGTCTGTGGTGGCCTGGACCGGCTTAGGTGGAAGATCCCGAAGTTCGGTCCAGGGGGTGTTAACACCGACGACCACCGCTGGCAGCCCAGTCGTAGGCGTGGGAATCGGGATCATCGGCTGCGTGGGTGTTGGCGTGAGGCTCTCAGTCACCGCGATAACGTTGATCACGCCTACGAGACGAAGAGCTTGGGCCTCCTCAGGCGTGATGTTACCCTTATTCTCGATGCGCCAGATCTTACCCTCGGTGAGACCAGATGCGGCCGCGAGTGCCTTACGCGACAGGTTGCGACGTCGCCGGTAGTCGACGACGTCACTTCCTAGGATGTCAGTATCCACGTCACCATCACGATCGTCGCGCAGATTACGATGAGTGACACCAGCGCGGTCAGTTGCTTCTGCAAGTTTGGATCCATCACAACTCCGAACTACTTAGGATGAGTGCTTCCTCTTCGTCGAGCGACTTGACCGCGACCTCAAAGCCGGTCGTGCTACCTTGCGCGAGCGTGAGACGATCACGCGTGATCTCTTGCAGTCGCATGAACTTCTCGTGTAGCCGCTTGATCTGTCCTTCTTCGATCGTGTCCATTGACACGATGTCGATGACGTTGATCGATCCATGGATCTCTGAGCCGATGCGGTGTACGCGATCTTCTGCCTGCTTGTTGTCGATCATCGAGTCGGATCGCTGTAGAAAGACTATCGTATCCGCTGCCGTCATCGTCAGACCGACGCCACCGGCCTTGACGGTGAACATCAGGACGCGCAGCTTACCCTCTTGGAACCGACGAAGTGCGAGATCACGTTCGTACTCGTTGATCACGCCAGTGATGAGTCCGTATGAGATCTTGAGCTTGTCGAGACGACGTGCGGCGAGTTCGATCAGCTTGCGGTGTTCGGCGACTATGACGACTGGCTTGTCCCCGAGCTCGATCAGAACCTCCTCAAGCGCATCCAACTTGGGCGACGGTTCGACCAACTGCACCGCCCACTTGGAGAGATCAGAGGGGTCTGGGCCGGGGATAACCGTCACCTGTGACGACGCAAGCTGAAGTCGTCGAAGTCGCGCGATGAGTGGATCGGCGACGACGAGCACGCCGCCCTCCGTCATCGTTGCGAGACCCTTTTCGAGGTCGTTGTACGATCTCCGCTGGGCGGGAGTCATCTCCACCCAGCGGACACTTCGCACCTTGGGTGGAAGCTGTGAAAGCACGAGATCTTTGGGCATGCGACGGAAGTGCGGATCAAAGATCTTATAGAATTCGTCGCGGTTCGCGGGGTTCAGTCCGACGATGTCGAGACCGCCGAACGCGTTCCAGCTCTGCAGGCAGTAGCGATCAACGAAGTGTGTCTTCGTGGGAAACTCTCGCGGCGACATTGCGTGAAGCAACGACCACAGGTCGCCCGGGTGATTGGCGATCGGTGTACCGGTCATGAGCCAGCGATAGGTAACGCTGGGCATAGCGGCGATCGCCCACACCGCGCGGGTCTGCTGACTCTGCGGATTCTTGATCTTGTGTGCCTCGTCGATGATGACCGTCTTGAAGCGAATCTTATTGAGTTCCTTCGGATGAACGTGACACTGCGTTGCGCGAAGACCCTCTTCACCGTTTCGCTTATCACACTCACGGCATCTACGAAGTGCGGTGCTACCGTAGGGCGCGAGACGAGTAAGAAGCCGTGCGGACTCGTAGTTGACGATGATGACCGCGTTCAGATCCTTTGCTGCCTCGGTAATGATTTTCTTGCGACCAACTGCGCCACCCGTGATGATGTAGGGCGTCGCCTCGGGTAGCCACCTGCGCATCTCATTCGCCCAGGCCGTTTTCACGGAGTTTGGGCAGATGACGATCGCGGGTAGTGCGTCAGCACCGAGTGAACGAAGTGCGGACAAGGCCTGAATAGTCTTGCCTGTCCCCATCTCATCACCGAGGAGAACCTCACGTGCAAGCTTAAGAAATGATCGACCCACCTCTTGAAACGGATAGAGATCACCGTGTACGTAGTCCTGATCGGCGGGAGTGATCTGTCCGCGAAGCGTGAGAAGTGTGTCGATGTCTTGTCGCTTCTGCCAGCCCCACTCCAGCAGCTTTTCACCGAATGTGATGGTTGACTTGGCAAACACTCCCTGGAGAACGACGCATGAGGCCCACGTAAACGGAACTGTCCACGTCTTCGTGTCGGCGGCCCAGCGGGCACCGGGAACCTGCTTAATGAGCTCCCTTTCGTTCCACTGCGTGATGACCTCGATCAGGTCACCACTGATCTCAGCTGTCGCCACGCGGCTTCACCGGTTCCCACGTCTTGATGCTGTCCATCATCGAGTACCAGCGATTGACGAACCACAGCTTATTGCAGACGGGACAGCACC